CACGACGCTCTTCCGATCTTGGGAGGTAAAAGCGAGTTTGCTCATGCCGCTTCCGGAAGCGTCGTCGGCTCCATGCGCGTGAGCTGCCGCACATACCACTGCGCGACCTTGGCGCACACGGGAGCCGCCTGGTTCGCCGTCGGGATGTAGGGGCGCGCCGGGATGTAGACGCTCGGCTTCAGCAGATAGTGCGCGACCATCTTCCGGCGCTTCGCAGGCTCGACGAGGTAGCCAAGTGTCGCCGGATCTGCGCCTTTCTTCGCCGGGATGCGAATCAGGTCTTTGCCGAGTCGCGAACCCGATTTCTGCGCACTCTTTGCCTGACTCGAAACCGGGATCATGAACGGCTTCCCGCTCTTTGTTTCGATCGTTCGCCCGTTCCGCTTGATCGATTTGCGCATCACGTAGTGCAGCGTGAACGGCTTGCCCTTGGGGCGTTCAATCAAGAGCCCCGAAACGCCCGTCCGTCGGCTCGGCACGAAGCTGAGTTCGTCGCCGAAGTTGCGCGGACTCCCCGCCGCTCTCGCCCGCCTCGTCAACGGGATCGCGAGGTTCTTCGCGTTCTTCGCGCGAATGACGCCGCCATACTGGTGGATGCGCGCGTAGATGAGGCTGGACCCGATGATCCCGACTTCTTGCGTCGCGGCATTCTCGGAACCGATGGACGTCGCGGGACTGCGGCCGACGACAGAGTTCCGAAGGGCGCCAGTATCGAGAAGAGGCAGACTCGAGCCCTTGCGCCTCGACCCGACCGTGATCGGACTCAGCGGCGGACCCTTCGGCCAGTTGTCAACGACCCACTTCTGGAGTTGGATGATGCAAAGCCTGTGAATGCTTTGGCGGTCCTCAAGCCCCACGTGGATGCTCGTCATGAGCCCGACGGCTTCTTTGATGTCGAGCGAGACTGTGAATCCATCGGCCATCAGATTGCTCGGCGCTCCATGCGAATGATACCGTTGACAGTGAATAGGAAGATCCGCCGGACGCTGTGTACCGGGAGCGCGCTAATGGAATCAGGACGGCCGTTCAAATCGGCAATGGCGGGTCTTCCTCGCATCAGATCATCTCCGAGCCAGGAACCAGCAGCGTAACCGCCCAAGTCTCCGGCTCGCCCGGTGTGAAAACAGGCCCGTCCGTCCGCCGGTGCACGTGACCGATACCTGAGCCGAGAGTCGTCACGGCTTCGCCGACCGTGTCCGTCAACTGGATCTCGCCGTCGACGAGTTTCTTCAAGAGGTCTTCGGCGTAGTCCCGCGCGTCTTTCGCGGCTTCGTCGGACGCGGTCATTCCCGAGCCGGTATGCACGCGCGGCGCGAAGTAGCCGTAAACCAGGAACATCGCGATGTGATACGCAAGCGCGGGCGTCGTCGAAGCGAAGCCGGTCACATCGTACCCAGCGGCTCGCGCGGCGCCCAAGACGCGGCTCGATGCGAACGCAACGGCTCCCGCAAGCTTCCCGTCGTACGCGGACTCGTTCAGCTTCGCGAACTGCGCCTTCGCTTCGGCTACGGTGGGCCAGGCCATCAGTAGATGACCTCCACCTGACACACGACCGCGGCCGTTACAGCCGCAACAGCCGGCGCCGTCACGACTACCGCATCGGAGGCGCGGAAGATCCGACTATCCGTCGTCGCCGGCATGAACGCGACTGTGCCGGCCGAAAGAACCACCGTATCCATCACCACGTCGTAAGTTGCGCCGGCCCCGCTATCGAGCGTCGTCGTCACGGACACCGAAGCCGCACCCGAATACTTGACGCTAGCCCACAGGAACCGGAACGCGTGCCCCGGCGCGCAAGACACCGTGAGCTGGGTATTGACCGCGCTCGTCTCGACGTAGGTTGTGAGTTGGGACACACGCCGGACGTTCAGGTCTTCGGTCGAGACGGTCGGCGCCGAAAGAACTGGAGCCGCGAGGATGAGCAGGAGAATCAGGAACGCTCTACGCATCGAAGCCCTCCAAAGACGGGGACCGGCGAACCCGGCCCCCGCCCCCGTCAGTTGTTTGCGGCGTAGGAAAACGCCAGCGACGCGATCTTCACGGTGTCATCGACCGTGCCGCCGCTCGTGATGTAAGCCGTGAGCGAAAGCGAATCCCCCGCTGCGAGGCTGGTGAGCGTTGGCGTGCACGTCACCGATTGAGACGTTGCGCCCGTGACGGTGACGGTCCCCGCCGTCAGGAGCGCCGCGCCGTCAATCGACCCCGCGCAGTTGATGACCTCCGTATTCGCGCCTGTCTCACCGCTCTTCAGCACACGCGCGACAAGCGCCCCGCCGCTCGAGTAGTTGACGGGCACCTTTAGCGACGTGCAGATGCGCGCCGTATCCGGTGAACCGCCGGTAGCGTCGAAGTCGAGCGTGAACCCGAGGCCGTCCGTTGCGCTGTTGATGAGGTCCGGGAACGCGTCCGCGCCAGAGCTGAAGTCGAAGTTCGCGCCCGCGTCCGTCGTACACTCAATCCACGCGTGGAGCGGCAGCGGCACCTCGCGCGTGATTGTCAGCACCTGGATCGACCCCGCGATGTACGTGTTCCCATCCCATCGGTTGACGACGGGCGACAACACCTGAGCGCTGGCGGACCCCGCGAAAAGCAAAAGGGCCAGTCCCAGGAGACCGGCCCTTGGCCAGAGGTTATGTCGTTTGCTCACTTCTTGCCCCCCTTCGGCTCAGCCTTCGCCACGGCGTCACGCGCCGCGATCGCAGCCGCCATCGCAGGGGTAGGCGGTGGCTCAGCGGATTCCGGCTTGCCGCCGTCCATCTCGCTCTGCGCCTTCGCCTGCTCCTGCTGCGCTTCGTGGAGTGCCTTCTGTGCCTGCTCGAGTCGGGTCTGAGCGAGCTCGGATTCCTTCTCGAACGCCGCGACGCGCTCGGCTTCGGCTTTCTTCATCGCTTCGAGATCCGCCGTCAGGCCGTCGACCTTCTTCTGCGCATTGTCCGTGCGCACTTGGTTCTCAGCCATCATGCGTCCGCGCAGTTCGGTATCCGTCGCTGGAATGAGCGTGCCGTACGGGAGCGCCGACGCCTCTTCCTCGGACAGGTCCGCGGGCGCCACGGTGCCGCCTTTGTACACCTTGCCGTTGTGATGCAGCGAGGTGGCGGGGTTGATGAGATAGCCGCCCTTCTTGGTTGCCATGGTGTCTTCCCTTCCTTTCTCGCCGCTTACGCGAGCGCGTCGATGATGAGGTAACCGGAGATCGAGGACACGACGTCCTGATCGTACTTCGCGCGCGTCCGGTAGATGTTCGAGCGGATAGCCTCCTCACGGTACGTGTCCGTCACCCAGATCCCCGTGCCGTAGCGGGACCAGGTGATCCCAAAGTTCCGCCCACGCTGGCGTGGCTCGTCCGTGATCGCGAGGATCACGTTATCGTTCCACAGGTCCGCGTACGTGTCCGTCTGACCTTCTGCGCTCGTGATTTCGATCGGCTGCGCAATCAGGATCCGGTTGACGCCGAAGATCGACGCGAGCAGCGAGTCGCTGATGTCGCCCGTGCCCGTGCGCTGCACGTTCGTGAGCCGGCCGATGATCTGCGAGTGCTGCACCAGCTTGGAGCGGACGGCCGCGTTCATCACGATCGTATCCGGATACCGGCCGACCTTCGCACGGATCGTCTCTTTGCCGGTCTCAACGTCGCCGATGGGGTTCGACGCCGTGAGATTCGACCACTGCGACGTGCCCGAAAGCGTGACGGTCGACGCGTAGGAGCCGCTAGTCTGCGCGAGCGTCGCGGCGTCCTTCTCGAACTGGAGCGCCACCTTCGACGTGGCGTAGCCGCTGAACTCCTTGTCGAGGGAGAGCTGCGAATCCGCGTTGTTCCGAACGTCGTCGTCGAGCGGCGCCTCATGCCCGCGTTCCTGCGTGCTGAACGTGACCTGAGAGAGTGACGGATTCGAGCGGTAGTACTTGCCGCCTTCAGCGCGGAGCACATCCTCTCTGCTGAGAAACGAACGCGCGCCCCACTTGTAGAAGGCGCCCGCGTCCTTGTCGACGGCCATCGGCTTGAACAGTTCCTGTCCAACCATGCCGACGTCCTGCATGTAAGCAACCGAAAATCCCGAAAGGACGGGATTGCCAGGTTGCACGTCTGATGCTGCGATGCGTGCCATGTGACTCTCCTTTCCTTACGGGATGGGGAAGATGGGCGCGAGCTTGGCCATACCCATGTCACCGGCCGAACCGGCTTTCATGGCAGTGCCAAACACGACGTTACCCGTGGTGGTCGTGGCGATCGCCTTGCCGGCGCCGTCCGACGTGAGCCGGTCGTCGACCGAGACGTTTCCGCCGTAGACGACCGGAGCCGTCCCGCGATTCAGCACGCGGCACACGTTGCCGGACGTCGGCTTGTTGCCAAGCACGCCGCTGATCTTGTCCGTCGCCGCCGAGCACAGCACGTAAGTCTGTGCCGACTGCTTGACCAAGAACCCGTATTTCGCACTGAGATCCGCGCCCGCCGCCAACGGGGGGCCTTCGCCAATGTCATGCTCTGACGCCATGACTCTCGCTCCTTTCCTAGTTGCCGCCCCCGTGGACGGCGTCGGTGTATGCCTCTTCCCCGATTTCCGCCTTGACGATTTCCAGGGCGTCGGAGAAATTGAGTTGCTTCTCGCTCGCGATCTTCTGAGCCTTGTCCGCGATGTCCTTGGCGCCCGGCGACGTCGGCGAGGACATGTGGATCGTCTTCCTGGCGAACAGATGCGACTGATCCGGCATGCCGCTCATGAACTCGCGGAGCGCCGCGGCGTAGTCGAGATCCTTGCCGCCTTCGGAAAAGTGCCGCGTCTGGCCGTTCGGCGCGTGCATGAGCAGGTAGACCGCCGCTTCCTTCTTCGCCGCCGGAATGCGGTGGTTCTTCTCCGTGCTCAGACCCTCGACGAACTGCCGGCACTCGGCTTCCCGCTGCTCGGCGATGCGAAGGTCTTGCATCATGTTGACGGACTCCTCGAGCGCCTTGATCTTCTCTGCGTACTTGCGCTCCAAGTCCTCCGGCTTGCCGACGTTCACCACTTGGACCTGAGGCACGGCCGGAGCCGCTGCTGGGGTCGCAGGCGTGGTAGCCGGTGCCGGAGCGACA